CATTGCCGGTGGCCTGGGTTTCGGGGCCGGACGTGATCGTGTTCTCGTCCACGGTGTCCTCCATCTTGACGAGGCCGATGATGGCCTCCGGGTTGGCGGGGCGGTCCACCAGGGAGATTTCCACCAGATTGAGCCCCTCGATGACCTTCTTGTTCTTGGCGTTCCGCTTCGTGACCTTCCCGCCGATACTGAAGCCCTTGAGCACGCCAGTCTTCACCTTCCGGCAAGACTCGGCATCCACGACGAGGGCTTCCAGGTAGGTGCGGCCATCCTCCTGGACCTCACAAGCAATCGCAGTGCCGGCGGCGATGGGCTGGTGCATCTCCCTCAGGGCGCCGAACTTCATGTAGTCAGGGATGGCCTCCTTCATGGCCGTGGCGGTGACGGTCTCGCCGTCACTGTCCACAGCTTCGCTGGAGGCGATGCCGGAAACGGTCAGGGTGCCGTCATCGTTCTCGCTGACCTTGGTTATGTCGCCCCAAATCCGCATCGGTCCCCCCCTTTTCGCCACGGATTCTAGCACCAGAGGCGCTTTTGCAACAGCCCGATCAGGCCGACCCGCGCTTGATGGGGAGGAGCCCACCCCCCACCAGGGTCCGGCCGCCCGAGGTCGTGATCTTGGCACGGATGAGGTAGGTGGCGCCATTCGTGCCGCCCGCGACCTTCTGAAGAGCCGATCCGCCCTGAACAGTGGCGGCCCCGCTGATCATGGCGCTGGTGTCCTCCGTGGTCCCGTCCTGGCGCTCGGCGGTGAACACCGGGGTGCCCGTGATGGTCTCCGCGCCCATCAACAGGTTGTCGAACTTGACCGTGAGGGTGACGACCTCCTCGGGGTCCTTGGGGCTGAAGCTCTGGATCATGCGTTCACCTCGTATGTTCGGGTGGGCAGGGTGATGGCACAGGTGCGGGCGTCAGGGGTGACGGCGGCGACGGACACCGGCGCCAGGGTATAGGTCCGGGCCTCCAGCATCACCGCCCAGGCCCTAGCATGCACCTCAACATAGAAGCGCGGGTCCGTTTCCAATTGCCCCGCCATGGGCAAGGAAGGCGCCAACGTGGCGAAGGCCAGCGATGAGGACGGAGCGCGGAGGACGAATTGTGCGGAAGGTGACGCCGCAGATGTTGCCAGCCCTGCGGATGGGATATTAAGGTTCCGCGCCAGGCTCGGCGCTGGCCCCGACATGGCCACAGCAGCCGGGGCCGGAACCTGAAGGACCTGCCCCACTGCCAGCGTTGGCGTTGGACCTGCAAGGGTGATGGACGTGACGGGGGCGGCGAGTGTGAACCCCATCGAAGGGGCCGGGCTGCCGAGAGTAAGGCTTGCCGGTCCTCCGATTTGCAGGGAGGTGGTGCTGGAGGTGGACAGCGCCGGCGCCGGCGCGGAGAACCCCATCGCTCCAGGTGCCGGGGCGCCCAGGACCGTCGTCAAAGAAGGCGCAGGTGCCCCGGTGCTTACCGACGCAGCTGCGGGTATCCCCAAAACCGAGACAAGGATGGCCGCAGCCGTGGCAAATGCCACCGCAGTGACGGGTGTCTGTAGACTCACGGAAAGAGAAGGCGCCGGTTCCGCCATGCTCATCGCCGCAGCGGACGGCACCTGTAACACGATGGCTTGCGACAAGGCAGGCGCGGGTTCCGCAAGGGCCATGGTGGCCGCCGGAACGGCCAAGCTGACCGTCAGCGCCGGCGCTGCTGCGGATGTGACGATATTCGTCGGCGTCGGTAATTGCAGTACAACTTGACTGCCCAGCGTAGGTGCGTTGCTCGCTAGCGAGATGGCAGCCGAAGGGGCTTGCAATGACACCGATAATGTAGGTGCATTGCTCGCAGACGCAATGGTGGTGGGCGTTGGGCACGCCAGTGAAATTTGAACAGTAGGCGCTGGATTGCCTGTGACGATATTCGTTGGCGTCGGACAATTGAGAACCGTCCCACCAACAGAAGCGGGCTCCCAGAACTCCGACCCGGCCACGGCCCCCAGAACCCCTTCATCCCGGAGGTTCTGGGTCGTGGCGCGGGTGGTCCAGAGCATGGCTACTTAGCTCCGATGGCGAAGGAGCCGAGGCTGATTCCGGTGCTGGATGTGGTAGTCCAGTACATCGCATTTATGCAGGCATTGGCCCCGACCTTGGGCATTTGGAGCGCGGCGAAGTCCCTGATGTCCGCGTAGTTCGCGGCGAGGCTCATGAACGGCGCCAGCCGCTTGATCGCCGTGACGCCGAAACTGCCAGCCGTTCCAGTGCTCGCGCTGAGGGTCACGGAATCAACCGTCTTGATCCACTTGCCAACAGTGCCAGCGGGCGGCTGGATCGGGAGCATCCGGTATGCGGGCGTGGAGGCCGCAACCGTGACGGACACGGACCCGGTGGACGCATCGTTGTAGGTCACGGCACAGGTGGCGGTGACGCCCGTGGAGCCCGTGGCCGTGTACCACTCCAGGTAGTGCTCCACATCGGAGTAGTCCGAGGCGCACCGCCCGTCGCTTACGGGCGAGGTCATCACCGCGCCGGTGGACTGTGCCGTGGTCACGGTCCCGCTGAGGCCGCCCATGTGTCCCAGGCGATCCACCAGCCACTTGCCTTGACCGGCGTTGGCCTGGGCGATGGAGCCCCACAGCAGGCGGCAGGTTGCGGTCCCTGGGTTGACGTAGTTTGGATTGTAGGCTCCGAGCGTGGCATAGGTCGGATTCGCCCACGCTCCGGGAGTCGCACCCGCCGCAGGCGCCCCGCCCTCCTGCCACCCGGAATACCAGTTGGAGGCCACGGCGGTTAGGCTGGTCTTGTAGATGTTGAACCGCCCACCCGCACCGCCTCCGCCGCTGGCGGCGAGGGCGGAGACTACATCTGAGGTAGTCGCAAAATCCGTCATGGCGCGGCCTCCAGATAGATGGGCGCGAAGGCAGACTCAATGCCCTCCAGGTAGACCACCGTCTGCCCGTCATCGGCGGTGCCGACAGAGGCCACTGTGTGGACGCCGGGGAAGGCGTCAGCAAATGGTGGAAGGACGATGACGCGATCACCGGGATTCATTTGAGCCTCCTACTAGGTGAGCGTGAGCCAGCCAGCGGCGTTCTGCGTGAGCGTCACGGTGTTGCCCGCAGCGAAAGACACATCGGCGGGAGCGGAATCAAGAAGTCCGTAGCCGATCAACGGGTTCACCTTGCCGTTCAAGGTGCCATTCGCCCGGAGCACGTAGTAGCGGGCCGAGAACCCAGCACCTGAGCCGGTCCATGAAGGATTGTTCCCCGTCTTGAACGCCGCCGTGCCGGAAGTCTGCGTGAACGTGGGCGAGGTCAGGGCGACTCCGCCTGTGGTGTAGCCGTTTCCGTTGGCCACTTCGTTCGTGAGGTCGGCGGAAACAGCCATCGTAAGCGCCGGGGTGAAAGACGAAGTGTGCAGCGTGACCACGAACGAGTTGGCGTCCATGTCGAACGTCCCGTTCCCGATGTCGGCCTTAAACGAGTTGAACAGGGTCAATCCAGAGGGAGCAGCCATGGGTTATTCCTCCTCATTAGGTTGCGTGAGAACCGGAAGCAGATCGCACCGGCAGTTAGGGTGGAGAGGCGGATCGCCTCCGGGGAACTCGGAATCCAGGGCCACGACCATGCCGTCCATGGCCTGACAGTCCTCGCATACCTCGTCCTGGGACACGAGCCACTGTTTGGCATCCACCACGCCGGACTCGCGGTAGCCCATGAGGTTGCCCTGGATGTCGGCGGCGGCGGTTTCCGTGCGGGCGATCATTTCACTCCGGGCGTCCCCGAAGCCGGCCGCGTCCTGGATGGCATCCGCCAATTCATCGTTGCTCAAGCCGCCCGTGATGGCCTGACTGACCAGATCCCTCAGCCCTTCGCGGGTGGTTTCGTCAATGCCTGTGACTAGCCGGGCCGCGTGTTCCTCCGCCCACGCGATGGCCTTCGTGTTCGCCTGGGTGAGCATCTCGTCCAGGGCATCCTCGCTCATGGTCCCGGTGAACTTAAAGATCTGGTCCAGAGCCTCGCTGGAACCATCCATGGCGATGCGGCCCAGCTCCTGTTTGAGCAGGTCCAGGAACGCCTCGCGCTCCTCCACCGGCAACGCCGCCAGGATCGCCTCAAGCTCCTCGCGGGTGAACTCAGCCTTGGCGATCTTTTCAGCCCGTAGATGAGCCAGCACGGCGTCACGGATGCCGGCGAAGTATCGCTTGGTGGCCGCCAGGATGCGCTTCTCGACCCGCCGGGCGATGGGACGGTTCCGGGTCAGGGGAGCTAGTGCCCTTTTTTTTTGAACCTTCCCGGCGCTGCGATTAGAGGCAGGGGGGAGGCCGGAGGCCGAGTCACGGTCCCCCCCCTGGGGAGGCTTCGGCTTTGCACCCGGCATTCCGGTCGGATCGCCTCCACCGCCCAACTTGTCCTCACCGGCTCCACCGAACAGCCCTGGAGGGGACGGGGGATTCAATTCCTTTTTCTGCTCAGGGGTCAGGGGATTCTTGCCCAAGTCCTCGCGCACTTCGTCCGGGGTGATCACCTTCATGTCCACATACGCCTTGTGGACCTCGGCCTTCACCTTGGGGTCCGTGATTTCCTCATCTGCCCAGGCGAACTCCAGATCGTCCGCGCCCCAGCACCGGATCAGGACCTCGTTCATGACCTCGGCCCACCACTCCTTCAGCGGTTCCAGGCCCTCGGCCCGAGCCGTGGCGGCGTTGGTCTGAGCCGTGGCCCGATTGTTGTCCTTAACCAGCGCGGAGGGGCTGATGCTGAAGCACCAGCAGATGATCCTGGCCATCCACTCGTCCAGGGGGTCAGTCAGTTGGGGGTCCTTCAGGGGCTTCGTGTCCATGCCGCCCGGAACCACGATGAGTTTGCGGCGGGCCTCCAGGTTGCCCGTCAGGATGGTGTCAAACCAGTCCTGAGCCTGTTTGATCTGGTCGGGGTTCCACATTTCCGGTGCGCCCACCAATTGCTCGGGGATGTTGCCGGCCGTGTAGTAACTGATCAGGTGGAGCTGTCGCTTCAAGCCCAAGTTGATGATGTTCACCGCCTGTTCGACCGGGCTCATGCCATAGAACCGGTGGCTCCGCAGGTTGCGCGGGGCGTAGATCAGTTCATCCAGGGTGTAGTTGTTGGCGGGGAGGCCCTTGATGATCTGCTGGTAGGCGGCCTCGGGCGGGAGGGGGCGCCGACCGTTCTGGTCCACAAGGATCTTGATGGTGGCGCCGTCCATGACCTCGGGGATCTTGAAGCCCTCGGCCATCGGTCTCAGGTAGATCGTGGGGGCGTCAATAACCAGCAGATCCTCCAGCAGTTGCCTCTGCCACTGACGGAAGGTATGGACCAGATCGGGCCGGCGAAGCGCGGTCTGCACCAGCTTCGCCCGTTCCTGGGAGGGCTCTGGCGCCTCGTCATTCAGCTTCTTCGGGCGGATGATCCAGCGCTGAGCCTCCATCTGGTCCTTGCGGGTTTCGATAGCAATACGCATGAGGTCCAGCCCGCCCGCCGCGGGGTCAGCGATGCGCCGCAGGACATCGAACCCAATGCCGGACTCGCTGGCCTCGCTCTTGGGACGGTAGTTAAGGTTTACGCCCATGGGGAAGTCGAAGGGGCGGCCCTTCACTTCCTCTGGAGCCTGCGGAGGCAGGGGTTTGTTGGGGCCGAACCAATCAGGCGCTTCACCGGTTTTGACATAGCGGATCGCGCCAGCGATTCGCTCGATGATGCCGGGCTCAAAGGGCGTTGCCTTTCCACCAGCCGGGGTTTCAGGTGTCGCCATGCCAGCCTCCTGTCAGGGTGGATTTTAACCGCCGGCGTCGGCTTTCGCCATCAACTTGGATTTCGCCGCCTCGGCTTCCCGGCGGAGGTATTCAAAGAATCCCATGCCGCCCCCGCCCGAGGACAGGTAGCTCAAGGCGCCGTCGAAAGCGTCCACCTGGTCGTCATGGGCCGCGTTGGGGAAGGTGGCGAGCTCATCCACGAAGTCAGAGACCCACGGGGCACCCTCGGGGAGATAAACAAGCCCGGCCTCCAGTATGGGGGTCACGGCGTTGGCGCGGGCCACCTTGTCCCGGTCCACAGGGATGGGGATGATCGGGATGCGGGTCTCGCGCTTCATCTCCTGTATCAAGCTCTGGCCGCTGGCCTTGTCCTCAACCAGCACTACGGACGGAGCCCACTTGGCGGCCTGTGCCGGCACCGCCCGCTTCAATTCGGGGAACTCCACCTGTGCCCTCCAGACATCTAGGACAAAGTAGCGGTTCTTTCCGGCCCCCATGGTGACACACACGCTGAAGTCCGCCTGGTCGCCCTTCTTGAAGGCCGTGTCCCAGAACTGGACCACATTCGTGATGCCCAGGTCCTTGACCAGTTGCCGGGGGTCATCCGTGGTCACACGATGCCATTGCCACCAGTCCCGCTTGAAGATGGCACCCTCTGCCGCCGCCGGCCGCTGTTGGTAGAGGCTGGCCCACACGCGAGAGCCCACGGCCCGCTTGATCCTGTCCAGTTCCTCAATTGAGTAACGCTCTGGATGGAGGGGGTCGCCCTCCTTCCTCAAAAGGCGCCCGTCGAAGGTGCTGAACTCGTCCTGCTCTGCCACCGCCGGGAAGTTTATGACCGTCCAGGGGTCGCCCTCGCCGTCCTTCATCTGCTTCAGCAGCCGGCCCACAAGATCGTCCTCATGCCAGCGGGTGAGGATGATCAGCATACCGGCGCCCGGCATCCGGCGGGTGTAGAAGGTGGACTGATACCACTCCCACACCTTGTCCCGGTAGGTCTTGCTGTTCGCCTGTTCGGCATCCTTGATGGGATCGTCAATCTGGAGGATGTCGCCGCCCATGCCCGTGATGCCACCGCCCACGCCCGCGCTACGGTAGGAACCCTTGTGGTCCAGGACCTCAAATAGCTCTGAGGTTCGAACCCGTGAGCCGTCACGTCCGGCCTTGAGCCCAGGAATGCGGGTCTCGGGGAAGATCCAGCCGTAAGCCGGGTCATCCATGATGCGCTGGACATCCCGGTTGATGCGGTTGGATAGGTCAGCCGAATAGCTGGTGGAGATGATCGACAGGTCGGGGTTCCTGCCCAGGGCATAGGCTGGGAACCGCCGGCTTACAATCTCGGTCTTGCCGTGGCGGGGCGGCGCCTCAAGGATCAGGCGTGGGGACTTCCTGGCCTCAACATCATCAAGGAACTGGTCCAGGGCCGTCGCTACCTCATGCGCGAACCACCCGGCCTTGTAGCCGGGGAAGGTCTCGATGATGAAGCGGATGAGCTTCTTGCGGGCCAGTTCCCGCTTGATGTCAGCCAGGGGTGGGAGGTTCTTCACGGGCTACGCCTCGGGCGTGGGCTCGGCATCCGGGGCGGGGTCGATGGCACAGGTCTGGTAGATGGCCTCCAGCGCCTCCAGTTGGTCTGCGGAGAGCTTGGACAGATCCAAGGCTGGGGGCATCGCGCTCCCATCCGGCATGGTGGGCGCCACCAAGGTGGGGGCGTCCAGGCCCCGCAGGGCCGCCCGGCGCTGCTCGATCCGCAGCAGGGTGTCGGCCACCCTGGGGTTGCCGCGCTGCGGCCAGAGCTTCAGTTGCATGGCGTCCAGCCGCTCCTCCTGCATCCGGCGCAGTTGCTTGGCGCTCTGGGCAGCCGTGGCCTCCAGGTCGTCCAACGCATCGCTGATGAGCTTGTGCACATGCTGCCGGGACTTCAGCTTCAGGGTGTCCGCGATGGCCTGCAGGGTCGCCCCAGCCTTCCGCAGTTCCATCGCCTGGTTCGTCAGTTCCATAACGCGCAGGTGCTTCTTGCCGGTTCGCGGGCTCCTAACCATGTCAATTCTCCTATACTGTCAACATTTTGACATGCTGCCTTACTCCTCGGGGGTCTGTGGTTCCTCTGGCAGGGCGCCAAATTCGACGGGGCCCACCGCCTCGGTGGCCTTCTTCGCATCGCCCTTGATGAAAACCAGGACATTCTGGTGGACTTTGCAGAGCTTGCGGCTGGATTCGAAGCTCCGGCCGGCCCGGATGGCGGCGCTGCCCACGGCGTTGACCAGGATGCCCTCGTTGTAGAAGGCGGCCCCCGCCTGCTCGAACATGCCAATCGTGTGGGGGACGAAGCTGCGGTAGTTGCCCTTCTTGTCCCGGACATCGCCCACTACCCAGACGATGAAGGCGTTGGGCTTAAGCCTGGCCACGGCCTTCTGGATGATGTCGTTGTAGAGGCGCAGGAACTCCGGGTATTCCTTGTTGCTGATGTCGGCCGGGTCGTCGCTGTAGACCTCCAGGTCCGCGTAGGGCGGGCAGCTTAGGATCATGTCGGCCTGGAAGTCATCGGGCAGCACCTGGTCCATCAGCAGGCTGTCGGTGCAGATCCACTCCGGTTTCGGGAAACCCTTGCCGTGGAAGATTTCGTTGGCCTGATGGCGGTTGGCGTCCACCTGCTCCTGCCGAAGATCAAGGCCCATGTAGCGGCGGCCCAGCAGCCCGGCGACGACACCACGGACGCTGCCCCCGGCGAATGGGTCCAGAACCAGGCCAGAGGGAGGGCAGAACCAGCGGTAGGCCAGTTCACACAGCACGGGGTCAAAGATGCTGGTTCCGCTGCCCGACTCCAGGATCTTGGCGGAAACGGGGTCAAGATCTTCAATGGCCCGATTCCCGGCCACATAGGTCAGGCGGCCCGTCACAGTTGCGGGCGCGGCCCCATGGCGTGGGCTGGACCCGCCCGCGTATTCCATTGCCTTTGCCTTGGCCGCCTCCCGCTTCGTCTTGTCTGGCTGCAGCAGCGTGTCGCTCTTAAGCAGGTTCTCGCCCCGCCCCACCTCGGACTTGATGCCAAAGGTCATCCACGCACGCTTCCGGTCCTGCCAGTAGCCCTGTCGGCTGTCGAGGATGCTGAAGGGGGGCACACCGAAGCGCTCGGCCAGGGTCGCGGAGGCTGCGCCCTTGTCCGGCCCCGCCCCACCATCGGGCTCCTTCCCGGCCAGTTCGTCCAACAGGGCCTGTATCCCGGCGTCCTGGGTTTCGACATCGGCCAGAAGCTGGTCCAGGATGGCTTGGTCTCGGGTGGCCAGTTCGGTGATCGGGTCCAGGACGGCGAGGGCCAGGCGCTCCTCCTCCGGGGTGAGTTCCACGATGGTAGCCGGGATGGTCGGCAGGCCCTGGCGCATGGCCTCCTCCACTCGGGCGTGCCCGTCCAGCACATGGCCCGTGGTCTTGTTCACGATGATGGTCTTCAGCCAACCAAGCTCCTTCATGCTCCCCCGCAGGGCGTCCATCTGGGTGCCAGGGTGGCGGCGGAAGTTAAGCGGGTTCGCCAGCAGGTCATCTGGCTTCACATCGCCATGCCCCACGATGCGGGACTTGATCAGGGCGGCGGCGTGTTCGGGTTTTGCCACGGTCTGCCTCCTTTTGGGCACAGGATAGCAGGTTGGGGCGCGATAAAGCCCCCTTTCGGGGGCTTATTTGGCGGTTCCTGGCCTTACCACTCAAACCCGAGTCCTTCCATGGCAGCCTGGAACTCAGCCATTAAGGCGGGGAGGCTGGAAATTCATGTTGGGTCATATCCCGCTGCTTTCAAGGCCATCACAACCTTGGCTAGCAGTTCCTGGTGAGACCCGAAGCAGCTGGCGAACTCTCGCGGCCCGGCGTGGAAGGCGTGGCGCCCTGTGCGGTGGCAGGCGGCGCAGAGGCTGATGGCCTGATGGTCGTCGGCCTTCTGCCCCATGCCCTGGCCCTCGCGGGGATGGTGTGCCTCGCTGGGTGGCGGGGCTCCGCAGACGATGCAGGGCAGGGCACGAACCAGTGCCAGGTGTTCCGGGTCCTCCACCCGCCCCACCTTGATGCGGGGGGCGGGCTTGCCCTTGCGCCTGGGTGTCAGGCGCTTGGGCCGGATGGGGGACCTGCGAAGCATGATCAGCCGAGGGTGTTGGGCAGGGGGCGATTCTTGGGAGCGGGATTGGGGGATGGGGGGAGCCGGTGAGCTGGGCGTTAGGATGCATCTCCATCAATGTCGAAAAGGCTTTGATTGTGTGTTCCACTCTTGATTCGCTTGCATGCCAGATCAAAAAAACTTCCATCCATCTCCACTCCAATAAATCGGCGGTCAGATGCCAGGGCTGCAACTCCAGTGGTCCCGCTTCCCATGAAGAGATCCATCACCACATCCCCAGGCTTTGTGGAGTTGCGAATAAGGAAATCCATTAAGGCAACCGGCTTTTCTGCTGGGTGTCCATTGGGCTTTGTTGATGACCATTTGAAAGACTGTACGTCTGGAATCCCGCGATCTGGGATAGCAAAATCTTCCCCAGCGAACAACGCCACCAGTTCAAAAGATGGGCGCAAGCCCTTCTGCCCTCCTGGTCCAATCCATTGCTTGTCCCATACCAAAAGACTTTCTATCGACCAATCGACATCGCAGGCTGCTTTCTGGAACGTCACCAATGACCGCCAATTCAAGCAAGTCCACATGCACCCGTCAGGCGTCAGTTTCTCTCGGACGCGCCGGAACCATTCCGCGTACCAAAAAGCGGAATTACATAGATCACCCCAAGGGTTCAGTTTCCCCTTACCGTCCGATTTCGTATTGATCCCATAGGGCGGGTCCGTGACGACAGCATTGACCGAACATGCCGGAATCTGGCTCAGAACCTCCAAACAGTCGGCATGGTATAAAGTGGCGTTTCCAATTTCTAGGCGATTCAAATGCCGTCTCCTCATTTGTGGGGCATCCTACATCAATCGAACGCATTCTGCGCCGGTTATCTTCGGACCCTACCTCTGGTGCGTTCTGGTTCGTTCTGGTTCGTCATGGTTCCTCCAGATGGACAGTTACGGTTTCGGTGCGTATTCGATGAAGAACGGGCAGTAGAACGGCGGTGCTGTGGGGCTCAGGTCGGCAAAGATGAGGGGTCCAAGCCCCCTGCCATCGTCTGCCTCACAGTCCATGAAACGGGCGCAGGTATCGCGCTTGCCGCAGGTCGTTCCGATGCACCGGGAAACATCACGGGGAAGCTGGCTCATGCCTTCCTCGCCGCCAGTTCCTTGCAATACTCGATCAGTTCGTCCTGCATCCGTTTCCCGTTGTCGCCAAGGGCAAACCTGACACGGGAGAGCAGATCGAAGGCGCTGATGTTGTCCTTCCTGGCTTGTTCCAGGTCATCCCGCAGGGAATCCAGGGCGGGACGCCACACGGACTCGGGGGCACCACAGACCAGCAGGCATTGTTCGAGGATTGAAAGGTCAGTCATTGGTTCCTCGCTCTGGACAGGCTCAGTTGAAATAGAAGCGACAGCCCGTGCAGGCGGCATTGATGGGCTTTGCCCGATGGATGCAGACCACGCAGGGGAAGTGCAGGTTGAACGAGTGGAGGTCGAACCTGAACCGATCCTCGTTCTGAGGCTGGGCTGTGGCTTCTTTGGTTTCGTCAGCGAGGCTCATAAGGCTCCTAGACAAGATCAGGCTTGCGCCTGAGTGGACTCGGGGGCGTGTTCCTGGATTGCCTCAATCAGGCCGAAGGTCGGGATTTCGTTCGCCTCGCTTGTTCGCTTCCTCCATCCTTCGTGCGGTCATGGCTTCGGATTCCATTCGCATGGTTCCTCCAGATGGGCGGTTAAGGTTTGGTTTCGATCTTTGCATAGTGACGGTCAGCCATCTGATAAGCCCACTTCAGGAAGCTGTCTATGGACTCAGCTGAGAGATCCTTGGTTGGGATCATTTGGCGCAGGACATCGGTAATAACCCGAAGTCTGGAGAGATTGGATGCCGTGATGTAGTCATTCTCGGTCATGGCTTCCGCCAGGTCTTGGTGGTGTCGTGGGTGCGGGGCCCACTGCGCCGGCGGTCCGCCTTCATCCGGGCCGACTGATCCCGCTCGAGGTCTCGGAGAATCACGGCGATCCCGAGTGCCCAGAGGAGAGCGAGAACTGCGAGGATCATCGCGGCCCCCTCTCATCCAGCGCCTCCCGGATCGCGGCCCGACGGCGCTCCCGTGACTCCCTGGCCTTCTGGCGGTTATACTCGCGGGTGGCACCGGACCAGGCGGGCCTCTTGCGTTTCCGGCCCCTTGGCTCACGGTAGATGTAGTCGGCGCGGGGCGTAACGACGGGGATTTGCCGCTCAAATTCGACGGTGACCCCATCCATGGAGACGGCGCACTCCAGGCGTCCCTTGGTATCAACCCACGACTGCATGGCCCGCTGCCAGGCGATGCACTCAGGCTGGTCGGCGTTGAAGGGGCGCGGCATTTCCGGGCGCTGGGCGATGTGGGCGGAGAGGGCTTCAGCGGGGGTCATCAAGGCTCCTTCTTCTTCAGCTCCGCCATGACGGCGGACATGGGGATCATGGTGGTCTGCCACCAGACCTCGGACGCCATGTTCCCGTGCTTCACGCGGTAGGAAATGGTGGTGTCGGGCACCTGCAGGATGCGGCTGGCCTGGGCCGGCAGGACATGGGACGGGGCGAGGATGATGCCGTGGCGGGGTTTCACCGCGCTGAGGGCCGCTAGGACCTCCTGAGGGTGGTCCCAACCCCAGGCGTTGAGGAATGGGCGAAGCGATTGGGTGACCGGGTGGGCCTGGGCCTCCTTGAGATTCATTACTCCTCCTTCGGTTCGATGTCGATTCCAACGGAGCGGAGGAAAGCCACCTCCCTGGCCTCCCATGCGTGGATGCCCTTGGCCGCTTGGAGCCGGAGTTCCCACTTGCGCTTCTCCATCTGGCGGCCTTGCTCCATGAACCGTACAACGAGCGCGGTGTCCAGTTGGACCTGCTCATGGATCGCGGTGAGTTCGCTCTGGAGCCGTTCCTTTTCTTGGGCCTTGAGCTTGGCGGACTCCTCCTCCAGGAGCCGCTCGGTGATGTGGATTCCGTAGGCCACGATGAGGATGACAGCCAGGAGGATGGCCCACGCGATCACGGCGTAAAGCACGGTCATGGCCGCCCCGCTTTGGCCCGCTTCACGGCCTCCTGAAAGCTCTTGATGGCCTTCTCAGTCTTGGCGTTCTCGCGCCTAACAGTTTCCTGCCACTCGCGCTCTGCCTCCACCTTGGCCGCCTCGAACTGGATGATGGCGGCCAGGGGAAGGAGGATGGTGGCTAGGAGCATGATGCCGGCCACGAACCGGATGCACCGGGCCGCGAAGCTGGGGGTCTCATCGGGGATCATGGTCACACCTGCGCCGGGGGGCGGACCATGCTGACGGCGGCTTCCAGGATGTCCATGGCGGCGTCCTCGGCGGGGCTGTTCACCTCGATGGGCGGCCTGGCCAGGGTCTCAGAGGTGGAATCAGGCACCGCCATGGCGGCCTCGATAGCCGCCCGCTTCGCCATCAACTGGAAGGCTTCCTCCAGGTGGTCAGCCAGGGCGCGAAGGGCGATCACGGTCTCCTCCGTGCAGTCGGGGGTCATGGTCATGCAACCCATGGAGAGGCAGAGCCAGGGCGTGTTGATGCCCTGGTCGGGCGCGACGTGGATGACGGCGCGGATGTCCTTCGTTAAATCAACGGGGCGGTAGGGTAAGGCGTTTGCCATGGTAGCGGCTCCTTGAGAGGGGTGGTGGGGGGTGTGCCGGGCGCTCACTTCTTCACCTGCCGACGGCGCTTCTCGGTCAGGGCGTCATTCACCTGATCCAAATATTTCGCCTCGGCGTCCTCGTTCCCAATGGACCTCATGGACTTCGCGGATTCTTGCGCGTCCATGATGAGGAAGGCCAATTCGGCGTCCGTCTTGCCGGCGTAGCGGGTTGGGTGGGTGTTCTTCATGGTGGGCTCCTTCGATGATTCAGTATCGGACCCGTTGACTGAGTATCAACCCCCTAACTGCGTTTTTCTGCGAAGTGTGATCTCTGTCACACCTTTTTGGGCTCCAGGAAGCATCCCTTCCCTTCCAGGTGGGGGCGGATATGCACCCGAAACTGCTCGGGGATATTCGGCCCCCAGCCGGGCGCGAACACGCATTTGCAGGACGGGCAGACATAACCCCAGTAGCCGGTGCGGAACTGCCGGTAATAGTGGACCAGATCGGGTGGGACCTGGAAGTCATCCTCCACCATGTTGGGAGGATTCCAACCGTATGCCTCGGGCTCATCCAGCGGGCGTGTAATCGGGGAGTGGATCACTTGAACCTCTGATCCTTCAGGCCGGTCACGATGACCAGCGGGTTGTCGCCGCAGAGGCGGCTGACGAGTCGGGCGCCGTAGAACTCGATCATGCCGCCCATGTCCAGGTTGGTGGTGTAGAAGGTCGGCGCCTCCCGGCGGTAACGCTCATCGACCACGACATCCAGTTGGGAGGCGGCGAAGTCCTCCACGTAGGAGCCCTTGATGCGCTCCGATCCGAGGTCGTCCAGGAATAGGATGTCGGCCTGGATCATGTCGCCCACGGTGGTATCCACGAAACCCTCAACGGTTGCCCTAGACCTGAGGAGAGCCACGGCAGACGGCCAGGATCGCCAGCGGAGCCCGGCGGCCCCTGGGCAGGGGTTGGGTTCCCCGCCATCGTTCACGCGGGCCACTTCCCGCGCCTGTAAGTGCGCTCGGAGGATCGCGGCCATCGCGGAGGTCTTGCCGGCGCCCGTGCCCTCGCCACCGATGCCGAAGCCCGCTTTGGGCGGCTTACCCTCCAACATGGACTTGACGGCCTCGATCGGGAGCGCCCGCTTGATCTCCACCGGGATCTTCACGACTTCTGACCTGGCCTCGCGGGGACTCATGCCGGCATCCATGCAGACGCCCCAGCTCCAGGCGCCGATCTTCTCCAGGTGTTCAGCCTTGCGCTTCGCCTGCCATGCTTGTTCCTGGCAGTAGCCGCAGACCAGCTCACCAGGGTTCTTCCTGTCCGGCCCCATCGGGCCCTTGCATACCGGGCAGGGTGTGGCCTCCGGCGTCACTGAGCTGGGCCTTGAGGGCGGCATCGCGCCTAGCGTGGCGATGGGTCGCAGATCCATTTTGGGCTCCTTGGTTGGGGGTGGTTGGTTTCGCGCTATCCTGGGCACGGCTTAGCCAGTTGGTGGTGAATCTCCCCATGCCGACGTAGGTTTTCCCTCGCTTGGGGTTCTGCTCCAGCCATAACCTCATTCGCTTAGCCTCAGCCAGTGGGTCAAGGCCTGGAAAGGCATCTTTCCAGTCGTCCAGAAGGGATTGGGTCACGGGCCACTCCTTCATCCCCTTGCCAACGCATGGAAGGACCACTACCGCCGGGCCGGATGGCGGCTTGGCCGCCTCCGGGCATGTAGTTCTCTTTTGGTCTTGGTCTTGGTCTTTGTCTTTGTCTTGGTCTTGGTCTTGGTCTTGGTAGGGCATCGCTCGGGCATCCCCATGGGCATCCCCATGGGCATCACATTCATCCTGTTTAGGCCATCGAGCGGCTCCACCTCGGGCGGCCTTGAACCGTTGGGTCTCATAGAACCCCATCACCTGGTCCCACTCCCTGACCAAGTAGGGGATGCCGGTCCTCCCCGGCAGGCCGGACACCGGCTCCAGCTTCGGCCACTTCGCCAGCAGGTCATCCAGCTCATCCGGGGTGCAGCGGGCCAGCCATGCCAGCTTCCGGCGGTCATCGGGTAGGGTTCCGCCCTTGGCCCACTGGTGGAGCATGAGAAGGAAAACAGAGCCCCATTCCTCACGGCTCAGGTTCTCGTAGTCCTCATCCATGAGCATATGCCTTGGGAAGACCCGGAAATAATCGGCCCGCTCAGGTCTGTCCATCTTGCATCGTGTCATGCCCACTCCGGGCAAGGTCCCCCTCGCCGGTGGTCGCGTCCGGGGCACCTTGCGGTCTGCCCGGTCACCGGCGGGGGGGATGTCAAGAACTTTCCGGGGCGATCCTGCGCGATTCAGGCCCGGTCTTTTCAGTTTAGGAGCTTGCCGCCTGGCGTCAACCCCCTTCCCCCAGTGGGGCGTCCTCCAGCATCATCCACAGGTGGGGCTTCTCTCCCTTGCTCAGCGGGTGCTGCTCCACGATCAGGTCCAGGTGGGCGGCGTCATCCTCCATGATCAAGCCGTGGCCGATGCGCCTACGGCTCCAATGCTGGCCCGCCTTCTTGCCGGTCTTGTAGTAGCCCTCCTCATGCTTCGGGGGGCGAAGGACGTCAATTACCGGCTTCATGCTGGCGTAGAGGTTGTCGCGGTCCAGGGTGCCACGGCCGAACCGGGTCAGGGTCAGCCGGCGCCTGCACCCGGCCGTGGGGATGTCTACGAAGCCCGGCGCCGCCCGGATCAGCCAGAACCACTCCCGCAGAAGCCGGCCATAGACCGGCCACGCCATGCGCTTGATGACGTTTCCGCTGGGCGGGACCTTGGGGATGGTTAGGGTCCAGGTCATCGGGGCCTCCGGAACTCGTCCGCCTTGGGGCACTTCGCCCAATGCGGCTCCAGGGTGCCCTTCTCCAGCGGCATCGCCTTCCCTTTGGGGGTGCGATACCACGCCAACTCACAGCCGCAGGCGCGGCACTTGCCGGTGTTCGTGAACTCGTAGCCGGCCTTCTCCAGTTCCAGTTCGGTGCGCGGGAAGGTCATGGCCGGGGCTCCAGGGCATAGGTGGTCACGCCCGTCACTCGGTCACGGCTCAGAATTTCGATAGCGTAGCCGGCGCCCCGGAGGTCATGGATGCGGGCGCCGAAGCGCTGGGCTATCTGCATGAGGTCTGAATTGCTGGCCGGGCCTTCTTTCAGCCGGGCCAGGATCGCCTGACACTGGCGCGAGAGGCGTGGTTCCTCCTCTGTGCCCCGGACCTTGGGATCAGCCAGCCAGAACAGCGGGAGGTCTTGGGTTTCATCGTGCATGGCTCCTCCTTCGGAAACGGCCCTGGGGGTTGGTGGTCCCCAGGGCCGGCATCATGGCGGGATCAGTCGAGAGGCAACCCTTCCGGGCTCCCTGCGGGCGTAGCGTCCTGCTCGGGCTCGGGCGGGGCGGCGGGAGCCGGCGCCTGGGTGGCGGCCTTCAGGGCATCCTTGAGCCCGCCATTGCCCGACTTGGTGGCGGGCCGTTTCTCATCCTGCGTAGTCTCCCCGTCGCGGATGGTGGAGTAGAGCGCCTGGAGGTCAGCCAGTCCCTTGGGGATGAGAACGTTGCCCTTGGGCCCTTCCGGCTGGGCACCTTCTGTTGGGTCCATGCCGAGGGCTCCGGCGATCTGGTGGTCCAGTTCGTCCAGGGCGTCAATGACCACCTCCCCAGGCAGGGAGGGGAAGCCATCGGCCTTGTTGTCCACCTCCAGGGCCTTGGCAAGCTCCACGGAGAGGGGGAGGTATTTGGTCAGGCGCTTGATGACGGTCTTCTTCGCCATCTCGTTCCAATCGGTGACCCATGGGCCACTCTGTCCAGCGCGGGAGCGGGAGCGGATGCCATCTACCGCCTTGCGGCTCATTACCTCGAACTGTGTGGAGCCGTCCTTGAGTTTCGCCACGGCGTAGACCCACTTCACGGGCGCGTTCTCATCGGCGTCCAGGTTCGGGCGGTGCATGAGGAGGGGGTCAGAGCCCAACTGGTAGGTGAACTCATCGCCGTCCTTCACCACGGCGGCGAAGATCATGGCGATTTCGCCCGTGCGGCGGGCCAGGGAGATGAGGCCCCGGTAGCCGGGGATGCCCTGCGCCTCGTAGTTCCCGGTCTTGTTGTTCTTGAACGGCACCAAGTAGTACTCGCCCAGCGCGGAGCCCACCTCCAAGCCAAGCTCGGCACCCTGCATCACCGCCTTGACCACGGAGGCCGGGGTGCATTTCAGGATGAGCGGGTTGCGGCTGGCGGCGTTGATGGCGACCTTCATCAGGCGGTCAGCGGTCAGGTGGCGCGGGAGGAGCGCGGCGAGGGAGCCCTTGCGGCTCTCCAGAAGCTCCTGGAGTTGGTGGATGGGGCTCTTGGCCCTGGTGGCGGGGGGCATGGTTTCGGCCATGGTCATTCTCCTTTGAAGTTGAAGCGGAAGATGCGGTAGCCGTTGCCAGCCGCCGTGAACTCGGGGATGAGGCGCTCGAGGTCTTTTTCGTGGATGTGCTTGCGGGCCAGTTCCTCCCAGCGGGTGGTGACGCGCCCCTTTGTTTGATTCCAGGTGGCGATACCCTTGAGGCCGGAGGCTTCCCCGATGGCTTGCTTCAGGCGGTTCTCGATGGCCTTCTGCTCCTCCTCCATGGCCGCCATGGTGGTGCGGATTTCAAAGAGGCGCTTCGCCTCCTCCAGTTGCTCAGGGGTGGGGTCTTTGACCACCTTGGTGGCTTGCGCCATCTTCCCCAGGTAGTGGCCCCAATCATCGGAGCCGTCCACTTCGGGCGGGATGTCCGCGATCACATGGTTGAGCCAGAAACTCTCGGCGGCCTCCTTGAAGAAGGCGTGAAGCTCCAGGTCGGCCTCGACCTCATAGCACCGGAACTTCTGGCCCCGTTCGAGGACGGCGAGGTCCGCGTAGGGCGCGGTGTCCACCATCATCTGCACATGGAGTTGGACAAGGTAGCCCTTGGTGATCTGATCGGTCCCCGGCTCTCCCCAGCCCTTTGAGGGATCGCAGTAACCCACATTCTTGGCGTCCACCGGGCGGTGGTCACCCCCTGCGCGGCGGGCATCGAAGGAGGCGCCGAGGATGTCGGAACCCGGCACCTTGCGGAAGTCATAGGGGTCAGCGCGGACGATTTCGTGCCCCGTGCGCTTGGCGTAGACCCGGAGGATGGTCTCCTCCAGTTCGAGGCCCATCTCCATCTCCTCGCTCATCACGAAGTCCTCATCCATGAGGGCTCCAGTCTTGGCAAGCCACACGCTCATCGGGCCGCCCCAGGATTTCGGGGCGAGGCCGAGGATCTTGGCGAGGTCGGTGGCACCGATGGCCTTCCGGCGATCCTCCAGCCATCTGTTGCGGCGCTGTTCCATGGTCTCCTCGGTCGGGGCCTCCATGGCGCCGAACACGGAGGTCGTGGCGGATGCCGTGGCCTTCATCATCAGTTCATCGCTCATCGCGCCACCTTCTTCAGATCGTTGGGCTTCAGCTTGCCCTTCGCCAGTTTGAGGATTTCGGCGGCGTGGTCCAGCGTTGGCTGGGTCCGCCCCTTCTTCCAGTTGGTCACGGCGCTTGGATCTACGCCGAGGCGCCGGGCGAGAGCCCGCACCCCGTATGCCTTAATCCAGGCTCCAAACTTGTTGAGTGTGGGTTGGTCCATTTCTGACTCCATGTTGGCGGCCAGCATTGGCCGCTAGTCCATGCTTTCAGTTTAGACATTGTGGACCAAGGCGCAACACTTTGTTGATCATCAATCCATGAATTGTGATCTTCGTCACACCAGCACACGGGCACAAGAAAACGCCCGGCCCACAACGAGCCGGGCGCCCACTCCACCCTCACCGCCGTGAGGAGCCGTCACGGCAGGCAGGCGGCGTGATGGTCTCCTCAGAACCGAATACCGGCCCGGATGAACCCAGCCCATGTGGTGCGGCCACCCGCTGCCAGGGGTTCTCGCACTTGGTAGAGATCGGCTCCTAGGCGGAGGAACCCGGCGTCCCTCTCGATCCAGGCGCCGAAGGTTCTGTCGGCTGGGTTCCAGCTTGGCCCCGCCGCCCACTTCAGGACCCGCTGGGGCACCGCAGCCTCCATGGGGATGTCCACCCCACCAATGACCTGCCCGTCGGGACTGGAGGCCAGGACCCTGCGGGACTGGTCGGGCATCCTCACTAGGGTGAGATCCACGCGCACGGGCGGGCACGGTGGCCGTGCAGGTGCGCTTGCACTATCGGAAGCACCGGACACAGAGGGGAGCGGAAGCACCGGGCTTGCGTGGGGCTGGACGGTCACCTGGACGATGCGCTCCACCTTCGCGCCCTTGGGCACGGTCTGAGCCGGCTTCGCGTCCTCCTGCGGCTTGCGCTCCAGCATCAGGCTTCCGTCCTGCTGGCGCACCGGCGGGGCGTAGGCCTCTGTCACCGGGGGCTTCGGCTTCCAGATCATCCACCCTGTCCCGAGCCCGGCCCCGAAGATCAGAACCCAGGCGATAAGCCCTTTCTGGATGTCGTTCACGGCTGGTCCCCCTTCGGTGGTTCCGGTGCATTGGAGCCCTTCTTGAACAGGCCGCCGGTGATGGCGGTGAGGAAAGCACTGAAGGCCAGGACCAGGTTGCCGTCCCGTGGCCCGGTGTAGAACCACCACGTCAGCCAACCTGCGGCGGCGATGAGCCCCATGCCATAGGCGGCCAGGTTGACCTCCAGGGTGGGGTCCTGGCTGTTGAAGGCGCGTCCAAGGCCCAGCCGCGGCCTCAACTTCTCCAGTAGATCCACTGCCCATGGCGGCATCACAGCCTCCCGAGCCAGGTATTGATTCGGTCGAGCGTGGTCATGGGGTCACCGTCAGGGTGTCATCGGGGCCGGGCGTGAGGTTGTGGATCTGCAGGCGCCCGGCGAAAGGAACCACGCAGCATCCCTGGGACTCCTGGCCTCGGCGGGCGGGGTTCATGCTCGGGCCGTGGATGAAGAAGTCATCCCGCCCGAAGGTCTCCCCGGCGATCTGTGTAAGGGGCGCCACCATCTGTCCCAGGTGGGGATGGTTCTGCCAAGGGCCGATGCGGTAGATGCCCTGGGGTAGCGGCCCCACGTTGTGGACGTGCTGCATGGCGGGGTTGCACTTGCCCTCCCCGTTCCCAGACCATCCCAGGGCAACATGTGTGCCGTCATCCATGGTCACCAGGCCGGTAGACTGGCTGAAGTTCAGGTTCATCGGCCACCTCCAAATTTCAGTGGGCAGTTGTCCGCATGACACTGGATATCCGTGCGGAGTTCGTTCCTGGTGTCCCGGAGATCATCCTTGGTGGCATACTCGCGGGCCATCGTGCTGTCGAGCTTCGCCACGGTGGTGCTGAGGCTTCCGATGGCGGTGTTCAAGGAGTCGATGGACAGGCGGAACTGGCCGGTCACGCGCTCCAGGGCGCGGGTGAAACTGTCCCGCGCCTCTTTCAACGCGGCTTCGTGGTCCAGCCGGTTCTGATTGACCGCCTTCCACAGTTTGTCCTTGGCGGTAATCTCCCGCCAGATGAAGGCGGCGAGGGACGCCCCCAGGATCGTCACCAGTCCCCGCATCGCATAGGTTTCAAATTCCGCGCCCATTGGTGTCCTCTGTGCTTTGGCGATGTGCTGCATGGTGCCCTCCACGGGCGTTCTAATCCAGGATAGTGATGTTGGAACGAGTCCACCAGCAAGGGCAGCTATGATACCGCCGCGATCAGATCAGCCTTGACCCCGGCCACGATGATGGACTTGAACGAATCCCAATCTGGCGCCTTGATGATCCGCATGATGGCCGTGACCACTCCCACGGGGTTCTCGATGGGGGTGTTCGTGGTGTAGGCCGCGACTGCCGCGACCCAGGCCGCCTGGGTAGCCGTGGGGTCAATGGCGGGATTCGCTTTGATCGCGTCGATCATGGCGCCGATGCCCACCAGCCGCTCGGCCTCAGCCTCAACGGTTAGTTGCGACTTGATGCCGATGGTGGGCACGCCCTGGAGAGATGCGACGATGGGCGCTTTCTCCGCGTAATTGGCCGTCTGGAGCTGCGCGATGGAAGCGGCGCACTGATCCACCAGGTTCTTGGCCTGGGTGAGGGCGAGTTCCTTACCATTCAAGAGGGCGAGGGTTTGAAGGGTGTCAGCCATGGTGACTCCTATTAGGTGAGGGTCTTCACATTGTGAGATACCACGCCGAGCGTGATGTACGTGTGGACGCGGTTCACGGTGATCTTCACAACTTCTGCGAAGCCGAGCGGCTGGACGCAGATAACGGATGCTCCATGCAATTTTTCGCCATGATGCAAGTGCTGAAGTTCGGTCCATTCGCCGTGGTGGGTGAGGAACCGGTGGTTCATAGCGAAGCGACCATCCTGCCCGTTGTCCAGATAGAGTCTGGCGACCGTATTCTCACCGCGCTCAACGAAGGTAACCTCCTCCACGCATTCGCACCCTGCGTCTTCATCCCAGGCTACAACACGGTCACCGACGCGGATCTGTCCAGCTGGCTTCTCGGTGCCGTCGGCCATGAGCAAAGGAACGTCGGGAGCTGGGCAAGCGCCACCGCCACCCGTGCCACCGCCAGTTCCGCCGCCCGATGCCCCCGTAATTCCTGACGGCCACGCGGTTCCGTTGTCAGTGAGCGCGGTCCCAATAGTCCACCCGGACGCCGAATAGAAGCAGTGGGTATCGCTAGACCCCGCCACGCCGTAGAGCGTGACCTTACACGCTGGGACTCCTGACAGACCTAACTCAGCGAGAATTTGTGTGGCATAGGCCGCGTTCCCGGCATCTGAATCACTCGTAGGGTTGTAGTAGGTTCGATCCGGCAGTGGGCAATAGTAGATGCCCTTCGTGGTCAGCGTGGCCGTTGTGCCAGCGGCGGACTGACTGAACAACTCGATCTTGGCGTAGGAGAGCCCGTCCAAATTGTCCGTGTAGGAGCTTGGTGCCAGCTTGAGATCAAGGCGCCCCGTGTAGGGGCTGGCCGTCTGGTAGAGCGTTGGCGTGACGGTGAGCCGAGAGATGTTGGGGCGCCCGCCATTGGTGCCAGGGTCGTTACTGCCCCGATAGAAGCACCGGAACGAGTTTCCTGTCTGCCCATTGTCACCAATGGCGCTCATGGCACGGGCAGTAAGGCCAGACAACTGGTAGCCCATGATGTTGACGCCATAGCCAAGCTCTACTTGCGCGGTGAATGTTGCGCCGCCAAGTAAGGTCGAAGTAAAACCATTCGCGCTGATCCTGTACCCGATGGGAGGCGTGGTGGCCGTGCCCGGCGTGTACCCGCTCGCATCCGACCCGCTCCGCATGTCCAGCGAGTAGAGCAGCGGCACCCGCGCCACGAGGGCCTGGAGCGTGCCGTCCAGGATGAGGTTTGCATCCGCCATTCGACGCAGGTAGAACTGGTTGAAGAACGTTGGGGAACCAGCAGCACCGCCTGAATCAACAATGACGCCCATCACTCCAACTGAACCCGACGGGGCAGATCCAGAGATACTCATTAATTCGTTTTGACCGCCAAGCCCAGCGCCCGAAAAGGACATAGGATTGGATGAATAGGCTTGGATTCCAGAATTGTTCTTATCAAGAAATATAAGTTGGATAAACTTCGACCCAGATCCGTTGTTGGTTGCGCCTCGAGCCTGAAAAACGAATTGATCTCCAGGTGTGCAAGGAATGACCCCCGGTGTAACAACGAACCACTGATACCCTCCATTTCCAGTGATGATTCTGCAGCCACCTGCAGGGGTCAAGGGATAAACATCCGTCGGAGAGAGCTGGTTGGCTTCAATAGAGCCGCTCGGCCAAGCATTACCGCTTGGAGCCAGTGGGGCGCTATTCGGGTTTGGCACCAAGTTGTCGAAGTTCGTGACCGTCAGCTGGTTCGCAAACAACTGCCCAAACAACCCCGTCGCTGCCACCAGCACGTCCGTCCACGCAGTGCCAGTTGGGTTCACCTGTACCGTGCGAGCGTCCGTGGTGATCGCGTAGTAACCTGCTGGGTAAGCAGGATCTGGCAGCGCAGGCTTCGACGCATAGGCCCATGCCACCTGATGCGGCTGGGAAGCGAGTTGCGCGGCATTGGCCTTGTTCGTGGCATCCGTCGCCGCCGTGCTGATCGCGTTCTGCGCCGTGCCCACCGCGATGGCGTTCCGCAGATCGGCGGCGGCGTTCTTCACGGCTGTCCACTTCGGGTTCCAAAGGGCCACGCGATTGCCAGTTCCGAGCGCCGTGGTGCCACTGAGGGAGTTCCATGCCGTGGGGCTGGTGAGCGTGGACAGGTAAGACAGCAGCGCGGAATAGGCCGTGTCATAGGTCCCATGGCTCACGCCATAGGCGTTGGCCTTCGCCACGAGGTCCGCGTTCTCGCCCGTGACCGCATTGTAGTCCAGGATGATCTGCGGCTTTTCGCCGACGGTAAGCGTGTCGGGGTCGTTGATGGTGTTGACGCCGGTCTGCGCTGGGATGCCCTCACTCACCCGTAGTCCGGTGAAGTAGGCGCTACCGAAGGACGAGGTTGCTTCTATCTGGCAGAAACAATGGGCCGATACTGCCCCTGCCGGGACCGTTAAAGTTGCACTTCGCTTCGCCCACGCTGACCCAGCGGGTGCGGTTGCGCCATAGAGTCCCATGAAAAGATTGTTAGCGGCATCTCGGAAATACAGACCAAATGATGCCGCATGGGTGGTTTGTGTCGTATCAATCCACGCTTCGTAATAGATTTGCGCCCCAGGTGTAACAGGGAATCTAGGCGTGGCAATTTGATCCCGCGCCTGCGCTCGACCACAGAACGGCGTGGGGCACCCTGCGGGGGCCGCTCCCGCAGCTATCTGCGTCATGTTGGGCCAAGTGGAGCCCATGTCTTGGTCGAAGTTTGGATTCGGGACGATGACCCCACTCTGAGCCGCATCCGCCAGTGCCTTGGCCTTCGCGTAGATCGCATTGAGCAGAGCCTGCCTGGTGGAATACACATCGGCAAACTTCTGTCGGAACGTCGGACCATCAATGGTCACGTCCGAGCCGGGAAGGACATTCCAGCCGGTGAGCGTTCCGAGGTAGGAGGCCAGAGCCGAGACAGCCGTGTCGTAGGCAGTGCGGCTCACGGCGTAAGCGTCTGCCTGGGCATCAATCCCCGCTTGCTCGTTCGTGATGTTCGTGTAGTCCAGCACTACGGGAGGCTTCTCACCAGGGCTGAGGATGTTGTCCGACGCGATGTTGGCGAGGGCTGCGTTCGCCGTGTTGGCTGCGGTCTGGGCGTTATTCGCTGCAGTCTGGGCTGCGGCCACAGCCGCCCCCGTTGCCAGATCCGTGGACGCTGCCATGGCGGTTCCAGGGGCAGAACTGGTGGTCCAGGGTGATCTACTCATACAACGCACTCACAGCCGCATTGATGTTAGTCAGGTTGGTTGATGGTGAGACGGTCACCTGAAGGTGCCTGTCCGTGCCCGGACACTGCTGCGGAGTAACCACATAGGTGTCCGTGGCGGTGGGGTCCGTGCCCTTGTAGATTACCACCTCAAAATTCGGTGGGTTAGCGACGTTGGTGTGCCACGCCCAGGTCACGGCGATGTACTGCCGTTTGAGGACTGCAGGGACTCCGCCCGTGCCGCCCGTGCCACTGAGTCCGTCCCCGTCGTCCTTGTCAAATTTCATCGTGTCACCTCACCAGAATGGCGTATCCGCGACCGCTACCGTGACGCTGGTGGGCGCCGGCAGAGTCTGGAGGGTGGGCGTGAAGGTGTAGGCCGTCTCTGCGCTGATCTGCCGCAATCCGCCGCCCCATTGGTTGTAGGAGACAAGTTTCACATAGAGCATGACCCCCACCTGCGCCGCAGGGATGGCGTAGCGGAAAACATTGGAGTCGCACTTCGCCCACTTCGCCCCGGAGAGATGGCTGCCAGGGGAGGTGCCATAGAGCCCGCGGTAGAGCCCGGTCAGGTTGTAGGAGTTCGTTCCGGTGAGCGTGGCAGTCTGGAAGCTGATCATCTCCCCGTCAACCCAGATCAGGTTCAGGCCAGCCGCCGCGCTGGCATTGTCCACACTGGAGAGCGCGCCACCGTTGGGGATAGTGACGGAGAGGGTGTTGGTGTTGTCCTGAGCCGTTCCGCCTGCGTAGGCCGCCAGCCCCGCCGTGAGTGTGCCGAAACGGCATGGGTTGGTGATGTAGCCCGCCTTGGCATAGGTCGCTCCGGTAGTGCTGACCCACACCTCACATCCGCCCCAGATCGAGCCACCAGCCGCCGCCAGCGTGACCTCCGGGCAGCCACTCTGCGACCAGAGGGCGGGGCTGTCAAAGATGGTCGGAACGGCCGCAGCCCCCGGGTCAGCGTTCACATTGGGCGACGTTCCAGACGGCGTCTGGACCGTGTAGGCTGTGGCCGTGGCCACGCCGAAGGGCCACTCCTCGGCGGTGACGGTGATGCCGTTCTCCTCGCTGCTCTCGTCTGGGATGTCAATGGTCAGAATCCTCACGACCTTGTGATCGAATCCGATGATGGCGTCCGTGAGGGTCACAAGATCCATCGGCTCCAGCAGGAAGTAGCGCCAGCCGAGGCTGAATGTGTATTGGTTGCGGACGTAGACGTTCCGCTGGGCCTTGATCGTGCTGATGGCCTGCGCCACGCTGGCCCGAGTGATCATGTGGAGGCTGATGGGCTGTGCCTTCTTTAGCCCGTTGGCGGCCACGTCCGTGGGCTCAGGAACATCCACCACGCTCACGTTGTAGCCCGTCATCCGGTCCCAGTACTCGACCGGCACGGAATTGTAGACATCCTGGTTTGAGACACGGCTGATGGTGATGGGGCTCTTGCCGGTGGGCTTTCCGTCCTTCCCTACCACGCCGAGAAAGTCATCATAGGTCAGGTCGTAGAGCGGGGTCGTGTTGGGCGTGTAGGTAGTGCCGTTTGCAGTGATGGGCGAGTCACCGTAGGGGACCACGTTCAACACCATAGAAGCCGCCCCGGAGTGCCAAACAGTCTCACTGTTCGTCGCGTCGAGGATGTCTTGGAGGTGGGACCGCATCGCCTTTTGGGTGTTGAAGGCGGGGCTCAATACGATCCCCGCCGCCTGGCAATAGGTGGCGTAACTGGCCGCGCCAGTCACGAGGTCGCCAATCTTTGTCGGGTCCCAGGTGGCGCCGTAGTAGACGTTGGAGAGGGCGTCCACCACGATGTCCGAGGGCTTGGCATCATAGGCGGCGGTGGCGGCTGGATCTTGCTGGGTGGCGGCCAGGGCGATGACCTCGAAGGAGTGATTCTTCATGGCGCCGGAGGACCCAAGGTCCGCCGTAGCATTGCAGACTAGGGCCATGCCGCTATACCCGCAGGCGAAGGTCGGGTGGTTTGAGGTCAGATAGCTCCAGGGCGTTTGAGTGCGGGTTCCAGAAAGGAAGGTGAAGCCGAACCCGGACAGACTCCCGAGGTCTTTGTCCCGCCAGACTTGGTTGATGCTGGTGACGGGGCCTTCGCAGAGTGCCAGCATCACGCAGGCCGTGTAGGTGTAGGTCGTGCTGGTCTGGGTGCTACCGCCGCCCCCCTTGCCCACGGTGGTGCTGGTCGTGTGGGGGATCGCCTTGAAGTCGGCGTAATAGATCAGGTTCCCAGGCACTCGGGTAGTCCCATAGACCACGGGGATGACGCCGCCATAGCTGGACGTCTGGAGTTGCATCCCAGCCAGGACCTGATTCGTGGTGCTGGTGCTGTGTCCACCACCAAACAGTCCGCTCATCAGGCACCTCCCCATGGAGACCAGAACCCAGCCTGGGCCTCGCGCAGGACGGTGTTTCGCTCGCCATCGTCCAGGACCACACCCAGCCGGATGTATGCGTGGATGATCTGAGGCCAGGCGAGGACAATGGCGCCATGGCTGATGCACCTGCCGAAGCGATAAAGCACGATGTCGCCCGGCAGGCCGACCTCCACCTGGTGG